CAGCTGCTGCCGGGGGGGCGGCAAATGGTGCCGGGGGGTAGGTCGCCCAAATCAGGCTGGTTTGCCAGGTGGGCAATGTTGACCCGATAGAGGTTTGAGCTTTGATTTCGCTGTTCGTCGATGCGATAGGACCGCTGCAAAAAACCGAGCGAGATGAGCTGACCGATCACTGAGCGCGCAGTGCGGACACTGACGCAAGCGCCGTCCGCGATCGTCTGCAGGCTTGGCCAGCTTTCGAGGTTGGCGCCGGCATAGCTTTGGATCACCCAAAGGACCGCCAGCTGGTTTGGCTGGAGTTTGCCCCTTAGGGCGTTGGGCAGTGCCGTGAAGGGCACGCCTTGCGGAATAAATCCCATGGCTTAAATTTTGGCTGCTCGGTTTGGGAGAGAAACCGGGACACGTCCGGCGGGCCCTGAGCAAGCCCGCCACCCATTCCCGAAAAATGCGTTACGCGATCCTGGTGGAAGGCATAGAACCAGCCCCACAGGGGAGCAAGGTTCTGGGCAAGTATGGGAACCTCCGGGAAAGTTGCAAGCGGGTGAAGCCCTGGCGCGAAGCGGTGAGGAAGGAGGCGCTGGCCTCTTGCTCGTCGATGCTGCAGGGTCCCGTGCGTGTTGCCGTTGAGTTCCGATTTCTCCGACCGCTGGCGGATTACACCTCAGGCGGAGAATTAAAGCAAGGGGTAGAGCGGTATTACATCAAGCGCAAAAACGACGTTGATAAGTGCTGCCGGAGTCTTTTGGACGCTTTGACCGGGGCAGCTTTTAAGGATGACTGCCAGGTGGTGGACCTTCACGCCATCCGCAGATATTGCCGACCGCTTGAGCGGCCTGGGGCTTTTGTGATTATCGAAAGCGTTACGCCATGCGGCGGCTAGGGTCAAAAAATCCGCCGGGCTGGAATGACTGAGACGATGCAAACGCTGGAAGATGGCGCCATTAGGGTCTGCGTTGAGGATTTTGGGGTTGGGCCTATCTGCTGCATCGTTTCGTCTATGCACCTGGTTTACGACAAGCTTCCGCACTTGCGGCGCAGGGTTGAGCAGCGGGCAAGGGTTGCTTTTTTAGAGGCCAGCTATTAGGTTTTCGCCACGGCTGAAGTCGGGAACACAGCATCGCGCCTGTGCCGAGGGATGCTCGTTGCCCAAACCGGGATAAGCCCCCAGTGTACGGCCCCGCCGAGGTAGCAACAAAAGCAGGGAGTCCTGCCCATTGGCCTAACCAGCCCGGATCGGCCCCGAAAGGGGCCTTTCTTGTGCCGTTTAACCTGGTGGCACAGTGCGAGCAAGTAGCGGGCAGAAATCGCGCATACTTAGGTCAGTTCAGGGGAGAACCCGATGGCAACCCGCACCGCTTACCAGGCCCGCTACAGCACCGGGGCAGATGCTTACCCCGGCGGTATCGGCGGCCGCAAAGTGTGGGTTGACATGCCTCACATGGCCGACGCCTTCGCCGGTGGCGTCATGCGCGCTGAGCTGATCGACGACAGCGACATGCACCGCCCAGCCCGTGAGGACATGGCCTGGGTCCGTCAGCTGGCGACTCCCGCCATGCCGTTCCCCGGAGAACAAGGCGGCTGGGTCAGCGAGCAACCCTGGAGCCGCATTGATTGAGGCCAATGGCCTCTGTGGCACATCCAAGGCATTGACCGCGCATCAGTCGCGCATATACTTAGTTCAGCAAACAACCGCCCCCCATGAACCTCTCCACCTTCTTCACCGAGAAAGACTTCGACATCCAGACCTACGAGGTCACCAGCCCCACCACCGGCGACAGCCACATCATCACCACTGACGTTGTGATCGAGCGCATCCTGAGCACCAACGGTCAACAGCGCCAACAGATCACCGGCATCCTGCAACAGCTCGACTTCCGTAACGGCGACTTCCACCACTTTTTTCGCCACCTCGCTACCGCTCTGGCGGCCGCCTACTGATGGGCGAGCAACTAGAGATCAGGATGGCCCCTAAGGACAAGCTGCTGCTGTCCTGGGAGAAAGCCAAGAGGGAAGACCCCTTTTTGATTCGAGACCTAGCCAGGCTGGCCTTAGACCTGCGGGGACAGGGCCACAAGCGCTGGAGCATCGACGCGCTCTTTCACGTCTTGCGCTGGCAGCGGGCAACCACAATCCGCAACCACAACGGGCTCAAGCTGAACAACAACCACACAGCGCTAGCAGCGCGCGAGCTGATGGAGATCTACCCCCAGCTTGATGGGTTCTTCGAGGTTCGGATTCGTAAGCCGAGAGGCAACTGGGGCCAGATCCATTAAGTGGCACAACCCGAGCAGGTAACGCGCAAACGTCGCGCATATAATTAGGGAGCAAAGGGGAGACCCACCACACCGGAGCCGATGATCACCTTCACCAGCAACACCCGCTACTTCGCCGCTCAAGTCGAAGGCGTCACCCTTGGCCCCTGGTATGTGGACGAGACCAAAGCTCAGGCCGCAGTTGACAGCCTGAATCGTGAATGGGCCGGGGCCCGCACCTTTCGGGTTCACAGCTGGGAGCAGGAAAGCTTCACTGCACACCAGGCTTGATCATCCGCCCCACGGGGCCACCCCAATACCAAACCGCAACCAATGACCATCACTCTTCAACAAGCCCGCAAAATCCTCACGGATCTTGGCTATGACGTTTTTGGCTACCAGGCGATGGGCAGCCCGCGCCGCTACCACTGCGAGCGCAAAGACTTAGCTAGGCGCTACAACCTGCCCACTGGTGGCAGTTTTGATCTTGCCGGCCTCAAGTCGTTTTGCCTTGCAGCTGTTTGCAAGGCTGGCTGCACCGCCCTCCCTACCTGCTGATCATCACGGCCCTTTCGGGCCAACTAAATACCTGGCACAAGCCAAGCATCAGCCGAGCACAAAGCGCGCATATAATAAGCACATCGGGACGAGAGATCGCCCGCCACTCACCACAGGTTCAAAACAATGTTCCAACGCATCTTCGACACCGAAACTTTCAACCCGGCCCTGGGCTTTGCTACCTGCCTTGAGGAAAACATCGAGACCATTGGCGCCAAGGGTGGCTTTTTTATCGAGAAAGTGACCGTCCGCAAGGCCGCCACCGGTATCGGCAACACCTGGACCAAGCACGTCGAAACCCGCTTTCTGCTCCGCGACATAGCCACCAATGAGCTGCAAATCTCGGGCACTCTTGAGCGCTGCTTTGCCCACATCGACGCCAAGCTGCTAGCAGCCTGATCACCCTGGCCCCTTCGGGGGCCTCTATCTATGGAATCAATTTTGCCCCGCTGGCTCCCGTCCACCGCAAGCCCTCAGCACCCGTTTTTCGACGCTCGGCCCATTTATGTCGGAGAGTCAAGAGCTCCTGAAGGTCACAACTTCAAAAACAGGATTGCCCCAGAAATTGCCGCAGAAATCCGCCGGCTGTATGGCATCAAAGGCATGACCAAAATGGCCATTGCTAAGAAGCTCGGCATTTCTCGATCGACTGTCATTAGGTACTGCGGCGTCAAGTAACCACCACCCCCTCATGCAAATCACAGCAGAGCACGCAATCGCCCGCCTAGTCCGTCACGGCTGGCAATACCTGGGCACCAAGGACACGGCCAACCGTTACCCCAAGTTCAAGATGCTACGCCCAGGAGCTACCGAGCCTGAATGGCTCAGGGGAACAGCCCTAAAAGCAATCGTTCTCCACACTCTTTAGCCATCTGCCGGGGAGCCTGATGCTGTGACACTCCGGGCGGTGTGTCGCAGCTGAAAGCCATACAAGACCTCTAAAGGGAAGGCAGGGCGCGACTGTGGCGCGATCCATCCCCCGGCAACAAAATTAAACAGAAGCCATCTAGCGATGATTTACCCGCTACCCAAAACATGGCGCGAGGCTTTAGATCATCCGGGCATCGCGCAGATTGAAGACGAGCGGCTTAGCTCCCGCAATCGAAACCTTGATCTATACGTTTGGATATTTCTGCACAAGAGCTATCGCAATCCTGTGACAAAAGGAAAGGGTGGCAGATTCCTCGTTCGCACCATCTGGGAGCTGCGAGAATACTGGCCGGACATTCAGAAAGCATGACCGGTAAGCCCTCCCCGATCTTTCGGTGCCCTGGTTTATCCATTGAGCGCCAAAGGAACAAAGACGGCCCAAGCCCAACCTGGATCATTTGGCAACCGCACAGCGCGCGCATAGTAATGGGGGATAACTTCACCCAAATTTTGAAGATCGTGCGTTGGCCTGTTAAAACGCCGACAGGTGAAGCATTGCGGGACTGGCTGGTGTCTTGGGGTTATGAGCGGCCCGGAAAGGCCCCCGCAGAACCACAGGAAAAAACCAAAACAATTATCTGAAATGGAAAAACTGCTAGATGAGATCGAGCAACACCGCGGCCGCTATAACGCGCTGTTTGATGCAGCGATGGCGGCTTACAAAAAAGGCGACAAGTTGAGAGGCCGGCCGCTGCTACAGGAGGCGGTGCAGGCTGGGGAGTGGATGAACGCGCTGTTGGGGATGCTGGCTTTTGAGCATCTAGAGCGCGAGGAACTGGAAGAACTGACGGGCTGATGGAAGCTGAGCCCCGGCTGATTGAGTTTGTGCTGGGTGCTGGTGAGATCAGGATGCTGCTGGCAGCAGTGACAGAGAAGCAGCAGCGGTGGGCAGGTGGTGACCCAGGGGAGCAAGCCCAGCTCACCCACATGCGCCAGGTGTTGTTTGCGGCGCTGCTAGATGTGACTTTCTAGCGCGCACAACCCGCGCACCTGTGGTAATATTTCTGCAGCCGCGGATCGGGCCGGGCGGTAACGCCTAGACCTCGTGCTCTCCCCTTCCAAAGCCGGATATTGGCCCGGATTCTCCGACGCGGACAAGACGCGCTCCTGCCTGGCCCCTGAGCAGCGATCACGGGGCACCTATTTGCTAGCCGCCCATGCGTACCGGTTTAGTCACCCTGCTCGCATTGCTGGGGCTGATGACGGCCATAGAGGCGGCTCACCTCAAATACCACTCAGAAAACAATGACTTGCGCCATGGCATGGGCGCTGGCCTTGATTCTTCTGCCTTTGATTGTTCTGTGGAACTTGACTGAAGGCAAAGGCGTTAAGGTCCGCCGCGCCCGACTCTCTGGCATGACCTGGAGGGCCATCGGGGCCCGATATGGGGTCAGCCCTACCACCGCTAGGAGGTGGGCCACAGCCTGACGCTGTGCCGCCTGCCTCTCCGGCACCTGTTGAGCATACAGCAGGCAAACCCCGCGCATAATTAGGGGACAGCGAACCCCCTCCGCTCAAAACATGACCAGCTCACAACCCAACAAAACCCCCATCCGCGGGGCTGCGGTTTTCTTTCTCTCGATGGCCTGCTTCGCGGGCGCCGCTTTTTTCGCTATCAGCGGCAGCCTGCATCAGATGACAGAGAACGACTGCAAGGCCGGCATCCAGGCCGCTTGCGACGAGCTCGCCAAATAGGCGGGCAGCGCGGTCGCCCCCTCAGCACCCAACGCCACCCATCAGATTTTATGGAAACTATGCTTTCCCATTCCGAAGTTCTCCACACCTTCAAAGCCGCACAGGTCCACGGCGGTTCTTTCATGCGTGCCCTAGCCACTGCAGGGCTCAAGGCTGACCCAGACAACGTGGGCAAGATCCTTCGCACCTGGCCCGAACTGAAAGCCACCTACGGCCCCGGCTCGCCCTTCTACGCCAAGACGGGGGTCTGATGGATTCCGTTTTTTCTATCCTCTACGGCCTCGAAGATGCCGCCTACCGTCAGCGGCCGGGCGTAAGCCAGAGCGAGCTAAAGGTGGCCATGGACTGCCCCCAGCGTCTTGAGGCCATGCGTCGCGGCATCCGCCAGCCAGAAACGCCCGCAATGTTTGAAGGCAAGCTGCTGCACTCCAGCGGCCTAGAGCCGGACACGTTCGAGCAAACCTACGCCGTTTGCGGCCCACGCAATACCAAGGCGGGCAAAGAACAGGCCAGGGAGATCGAGGCAGCCGGGCAGATTGCGATCACGCAAGCCCAATGGAACAAAGCCATGGGGTTTCGCTTGGCTCTGGCTCAAAACCCGCTGGCATCTTCCTTCCTGTCATCCGGCGAGCCTGAGGTTTCGATTTTCTCGGAAGACGATGAAACAGGGCTGGCGATCAAAGGCCGTCTGGACTGGATACAGCCCAACGGCACGATTGTGGACCTAAAGACGGTGGGCGCTGGCAAGGCAAGCCCGAAAGAGTTTGCTAAGCAGGTGGCCTCGTTCAAGTACCACATGCAGGCCGCGCACTATCTAGAGCTGGCCCAGGCAGATCGGTTCGTCTTCATCGTCGTAGAACGTGAGGCCCCGTATCTGATTTCCTGCGTTGAGCTTGACGCGGCTGCACTGATCGAAGGCGAAAACATCCGGCGCCGTGCTCTCCGCCTCGTTGCGGATTGCGAGCTTAGCGGCGACTGGCCGGGATATACCCCGGAACTGCAAACCCTCTCACTGCCCTCCTGGGCTTTTGAATACTGATGTTCAACGATGAGCAAAAGCAGCTCCTAGCTGCCCCACTGCAAAAGGCCCACGTCAAAAGTCGCCAAGGCGGCGGCGGTCGTTCCCTCTCCTATATCGAGGGCTGGCACGCAATCGCCGAAGCCAACCGGATCTTTGGCTTTGACGGCTGGAGCAGCGAAACCACGGCACTTGAAAAGATTGCCGATGGCACAGACAACAAAGGCCGCTGCACCGTTACGTTTTCGGCCACTGTGACCATCAGGGTCGGCGATATTGTCCGCCAAGGCTGCGGCGCTGGTCATGGCCGCGACTTCGACCACGGCACCGCGATGGAGTCAGCACTGAAGGAAGCCGAAACAGACGCGCGCAAACGGGCGCTGATGACCTTTGGCAATCAGTTTGGCCTGGCCCTTTACGACAAAGACCAAACCAACGTAGAAGGCTCAAGCCTGCCGGCTCAGCAAGCCCCGAGCGCTAAGCGCAAAGGCACTAACCCGGTGATGGTGAAGGCCACCGCATACGCCCAGGAGGTGGCGATTGAGAAGATTACAGAGGCCGAAGCCTTCATCCGTGGCCATAAAGGATTGAACACCATCGAACGGGCCGAGCTGGTCAAGATCCTCAACAAACGGAGAGAAGCAGCCGCATGACTGAACCCACCCCATTGAGCGCAGCGCTAACCGATCGCCAACTGGCCAAGCGCTGGATGAAAGACCTGTCTACCCTGCGGCGCTGGCGTGCCCAAGGCATTGGCCCTAAATGGGTCAAAGTTGACTCCAAAGACCTGCCGCGAGGCCCCGGACGGCAGGGCAGCATCCGTTACCCGTTAGCGGATCTGCTGGCCTACGAACTCACTCACCAAATCACACCCCTCGATTGATTCATGTCTGATTTTTCCCCCGCACTGTCCACCCCTGGCTCATGGTCCGTTGGCGATAGCCAATTCGGAGAGGGCAAATATATGCAGCTCAAAATCCCTGTGTCTGCTGTCCATGAGCTCTGCACTCACCTGATGGCAATGGCAGACGATGCTGCCAGCCACAAGTCCATCAACGTCTGGAACTATCAGACCAGCAGCGCGCAAGATGTCCCCGGCATCGTGCTCAGCTGCAAAGGCAAAGAGGGCCAATATGGCGCCTTTGGGCAGATCAACCCGGCAAAGCACGGCACCGCAACGCGGCCCGCTGCTGCTGCCACTGACATGCCTTTCTGATGCCTAGCCCCGAGCTTGAGGCGTTCTGGCGCCTGGATGAGCTTGGCTTGATCTTGACGGGGGAATACTTTTCCCCTTTCAAGGCTGGGCGGGGTCACTACTCTGAGCTTTTGGAGGCTTACCTGGCAAAACGAAATCTTTTAGGGCTTTCGCCTCCAGCTCGGCGATCCGATGAACAGCGTTTACCAGCATCTTCCGATGGCGCCAGTTCGCCCGATAAAGAGACGCGCAAACGTCCCTGACTTTTTCGATGTCGTTTTCTGACCAGATCCCCCTGGTTATTCGCTCCATGCTCAGCTCTTCCTCCAGGGTTAGCTCAGCGTGGAGCCATTCGTTTTGGCTCATTGTTTGGCCTCCAAAGATTTCAGCAAATCGCGCTCTGTCTTGTAAGGCTTAGAAACGCGTTGTAGATCCTTGATTGCTGGAATTAACCACTCATGGGGAGGCCAGCAGTTGCCCCAATTTACCGGCCGCGCACAGTTCAAAACAGTCACAGACCAAAACTGCGAGATATAGACCCAAAGCAGCCAAAACTTAGCCATCGTTGATAACGATCATCCAGCCACTTCCGGGGCCTTCGATTAGCCAGCGCTTCTCAAAATCGCCACGGTCTACGCGCACAAAAGAACCGCTCAGCTTTTTCTCATGCGTGCCCCGGTGCATATCAGGCAATCCGTTGGGGTCGTGAATGGTCAGGCTGTCCAAGGTGTAACCGACAACGACAACCCAATGGCCAGGCCCCCACGGCTGCTGCCCTTTTGAAAAATCGCCCTTTGCCAGGATGCCAACAGCTACCGGCCGGCCCTGATCCAACAGGTCAAACAGCATCGACGGACTGCCATGCGAAAAGAACACGGCGCGCAGGCCATAATCCCGCAGCGTGTCTACCTGAGCGTTTACTGAAGTCGTATCGCCAAACCGTTCGCGGTTGTGGTTGTATTGATCGTCAGAGTGGACCACGCCATAGAAGGCGGCCAGCATCGCCGCAGCGCTTGAAAAGCACTCCCGCACCCCTTGGCCTGATTCGTTGTCGTGCTGGCTGAAATACGGAACCGGCAGCCGTTGCGATTTGCCGGTTACTTTCCAGGTTTGAAACCATGCCGCATCCCGAGACAGCAGCTCGTCGGGGATGGCATCCTCAAGCTCTTTGATCGCCGCGATTTGGTGCGGCGTGCCCTGGAAGTGCTCAAAGAACGGCAGCAGTGATAGAGGCGCCATAACAGCCAGGGCGGCGAGCATCACCGAGAAGATTGCACAGGGCAAGCTTGCAAGCCGTAAACATAGCCTTTATGCCAAAGGCCACGGGCGCTGCCATAGGTGACGCCGGCAAAGCAAAGCAGCAGGAATAACCAGGCGGCCAAATACCCCATCATTCGCTCTCTTTCTTAGGGAACAAAGCGGCCTCGATAAAAGCCACTGCCTGATCATCCACGGTGTTGTCAGTGCTTGCCACCAACTTTTTGAGGCAATCAACGATCAATCTCTTAACTGCGTCTGATTTCACAAAGGCCAGCATCACTGGCTTGAGCAGCAGAATCATGGGGGGCTGGTAGTTGCCCGCATGTTAAGGAGCTTTTGCTGGACCTTCCAGCCTGGCGACCGAAGCCTCAAGATTCCTCAACCGCTCGAAAACCTCAACGTCTTTTGATCTGATGTCGTTGTGCAGGATGTCCAGCCGTGAGGTGAGATTGTCCACGGCCGTAGTCAGCCTCACCAGTGAATCGCGGCCCTGTTGGTTTTGACGGCTAAAGCCGCTGAACCCAAGCGCTGCTGCTGTTATTGACGCGCCGCAAACCGCAGCCCAGACTTCGATCATGACCCGCTCCCCTTGATCGCATCATGGCAGACACACCAGACAGCGGCGACGATCAGCAGAAAGACGGGCCAACCCTGGCGGACGGGGTGAGGCTCATTGTTTTGGCCTGGTCTGCCACCCTGCTGACAATTTCATATCTGGGCATATTTCCAGGAATGAAAATGGATTCAACTTTTGTGGCTTCTTTGCTCACCGGAGCAATGGCCGGTTTTGGGATTGAACGCAAAACTGGGAACACGGCAAAAAAAGAAGCGCCTAAGATTTCATCAAACACTAAGCAACAGCCATGATTCGCCCCCTGCTGTTTTTGCTTGCCTTGGGCGTAATCGCTCCGGCTAAGGCAGATCTAGTTCACAAAATCCAATCATCTGTTCAGCTCACCGTTGACTCAGCCGCAGCGCAAACAACCCGGCTGGGCTCTAGCTACAGCGTGACCGGTTCCGGTGTTTCAACGACTGACGGCACAACGGCTGGAATCGTTGGCGGGTTTGGCACAGTCACTAACGGCGTCCCGGCTATCACCAGCATCACGGCCTCACAATCAACAAGCGGTAACGCTTTCAGCTTCAGCCAAAGCTATACCGAAGGCGACAGCACAAGCACCACTAGCACAAGCCTCACCAGCGGCGCTGTGACTGCCCTGCCATTGCTAGGGCAAACCACTACAACCGGCGGCGGTGTTGCGGGCAGCTTGGCTGGCACCGTTACTAACGGGCACGCCGTCACCGTTACAGCTGGCGGGGCTGGCACAAGCGTTATTGGCCAGACCATCACAAGCCTAGAAATCCAGTGAAATGCGGTCTGCTGATTTTGCTGCTGCTGGCAGGGCCTGCGGCGGCGGTTCCTGTCGTGCCTCAGTTCAGAACGGGCACACAAACCAGCAACACGCGCAGCACGACGCAAGTAGTCGAGAACATCAAATCCGTGGATTTCGCCACTGGTTACACCTATTCCGTCAGCGGCACCGGAGTAACAACAGACGGGGCACTTATTCCGCAATCATCGACAACGCAAAGCGTGACCATGGAGGGCGTGCAATCGCAATGGCAGGGGCTACCGCTCAGCAGCAAGCCGACCTACCAACAGCAGACCCAGGGCGCAGCCTTTCAGCTGACAGAGCATTACAGCGGGCCAGGGCTGCAAACAATCACCACCATTCAGCGCACAACGACCGTCGAAACCGTCACGGACTCAACCTCGGTATTTGGGCCCTAGCGCTGTTGCCCATGCCTGCCTGGGGCCAGGTCAATGCCACAGCAGCGCCCAGCTCTGTCAGTAATGGCTCAGTAACAAACCAAGCGATCCAGGTAACCGGCGGCCCGTGGCCCAGTTATCACCTAGGCCCAAACCAGATCAGCTGCCAAGGCCCAACGCTGAGCTTTTCGCCGTTCGTTACTAAGTCCCACAATTACACCTTGCCCCGCACCCAATACCAGCGGACGCCGTATTACAACCCGCTGGATGCGAATGAAGACAACGTGCCAGACAGGCCAGGCGAGATCATGTTTTACCAAGAGACGCCCACGGGTCAAAAGGACAGCCACGCGATCAACTACGGGATCAGCGCCACGTTTTCCATCCCCTTAGACGGCAGGTTGGCCGCCAGGTGCAAAGCCCTGGGCGATGCTCAGCTCAAGCTCCTAGAACAAACACTGGCGCACAAAAAACTTGATTACGAGATCGGCCGGCTAAAGCACTGTGGCGAACTAGCCAAAGCGGGCGTTATCTTCCGCCCAGGCAGCCAAGCGGCGCAAATCTGCGCTGACGTGATGGTCATCCCCAAACCGTCCCAGGTGCTGCCACACAATCACAAGATCACCGCCCCAAAGAACGACGCAAAGCCATTACCGCTCGATTCCTATCTCTTTGCGCCAGACGTCGTTCAGCAAGAGAAAGCCGGCGAGTCTTACGCCCTAGCAACCCCTTGATCTTGGCCACAATCTTTTTGATTGCTGGTTTTATCAGCTTTAGCAGCAGATCAGCCAACGGCTTGGCTAGCAGCGCAGAAGTCGTAGCCACAAGCGCGATTGATGCCGTCGTGACAACTGCAGGCACCTCCGGCAGGCCATCAACGATCTGCTGAGGAATCGACCGCTTAGGTTCTGGCGGCTGTTCCTCCTGGGCTTGCACTTTTGGAATCTCCGGCAGCTTTGGCGTTTGCGGTGCCGGTGGTTCTGGTTTCTCCCGCTTCGCCTCGCCCTGCGGCTCCAAAATCGTTAGTTCGCTCGGTGTGAAGTCCATCGGGTTGAACGACGGAAAGCCACCATCTGGGCAAGCGAAACCCGTACGGCTGGGGTCGTCTTTTAGCAGCGACGGATTCAGCCCAGCATCAGGATGAACCGCAACGCAGCCGGGCAAGTTCATCACAGGCCGCGGAAATCCAACCGGCCGAATCACCGGGGGCTTAGGAGTTGGAATCTCCCGGATTTTTATTTCTGGAATGTTACTGGGCACTGAATGGCAAGGCGGGGCCAGTCTCCACCGGCATCATGCCCTGCATTTTCTTGGCTGTGGCGTCCATCACTAGGACCATCACCTCAGCCTGAATTTTCTCAATCGCCGCCTCTTTCATCTTGGGCGCGTTCAACGCCACAAAGATCGCCAAGGCCGACATACCAGCCGAAAGCAGGAAAGAGACAACGGCCAATAGGTTGATGATTTTTTGCATAGCTACAAAAAAGCCCCGGCTTGCGCTCCGGGGCCATGGTCTCTGTGTGAAGACGGACTAAGTGTAATCAGAGTTTGAACTTAACGCCAACCTTTGTCCCAAAGTTTGCGTACTCCATTTCTTCAGCAGTGGCAAAGCTGATCTCGCCATACAGATCGGCCTTAGGGCTCAAGGCCACAGAGCCGAAAGCCTTACCGGAAAGCTCAACGGTGGTTTCTGCGTTCTCAGGAGCAACCAACATGGGGCCAGCCTGAAGGCCGCCGCTCAAGTTGTCGTTGCTGCCTTCAATCCCCAGGTGGAAGTCAGTGGAAGAACCAACAAAGTCCAAACCCTCATCACCAGCGCCGCTGAATCCGGCGTTGTTCTCAATGTTGATGTAAGGGCCAGCAATCGCAGCAGGGGCGAAAGCCAGGGCACTAGCTGCGCCAATCAGAAGGCTTTTCATTAGATAAAAGAGAAACCGCCGAAACCGTAACGACGTGTCACGGTCCCCGCTAACTGGCATGTGCCAGTGCCCCTAACGGCCTTGGCCGCGCCTCAGCTTTTTGTTGTGCTTTGGCTTGCTGTGTTGCCCATTGCCCTGGCGTGTTTTTTTAGGCGGGCCCTCTGTATGAACCCGCCCAGATATTCCGCTTTTGGCTTTTACTGCCACGGCATCCCTTGAGCCTTAGTGGGTGCAGCCTGCTCATCAAGTTGCGCTTGCAACGCTGCTTCAATCTCAGCAACCTTTTCATCGCCCCCAAGAGCTTCCTTCACCCACTCAATCACTTGATCTTTCGTGAGATCAGCAAAAGGAATGAGGGTTT